GTGAAACCTTCTTTGCAAGTTGTAGGTTATTGTAACGTGCAATTCGTTTTTCAATGTCATACTTCTTCGAATCGTCGGTCTCATTTTCATACTCTTGCTTGGCCTGCAACATCATCTTTTTGAATTTGCTGCGGTCAACATACATTTCTTCCATCATCTTAGGCAAGAAACCTTGAATATCAGTTCGAAAGTATTGCCCGTTAGGTGTGATTGTGGCGCCAGATAAACTTGATGTGTCAATTTGACATTTCAAAAGTTTGTCAACAGAAACACCTTGCGATAGAACATCACGCATTTCTTGCGTATAATCTGCCGGTTCGATTAGAGTTTCCGGCGAAATATTATACTGCATCATCAGGTGAGGATACAGACTGTTCAAGTCGAAACTGGCAACCCAGTTATGTAGACCAACTTGTGGTTCTTTCACGTATGCACCTTCGAATGCGGAATCTTTATCCTGCACTTCACGTGGTGGCACAATAATCTTCTGTTGCAACAGATAGGAATATGTCAGTGAATCCCACATGCGTGTCTGTGCAAACACATCTTCATAGTTACACTTGGTATCATATGCAAGAGTCAGTGCCAGTTCCAACAGTTTCAGTTTATCTTCCAGTTTAAGAATCAGTTTAACGTCTTTGATGTTATACTCAATAAACTTTTGGAAGTTCAATCGATACAACTGATGCAGGTTCTCATATTCATCGTATGAGATTTTACCTTCACCAAGTTCAACGTTTGCAATATTATCAAGGCGATAAGATTCTTGTGACTTACCACCAGGCGCATACCATTTGTAGAGTTCGATGTAGTCGAGAGATTCGACACCAACAAAACTATATGCAATCAACATTCTGCCATTAATGTTTGTCTTGCGTTCAGAAATATAATTCCAAGGAGAAAGTTTCTTTGCATCTTCTTCTCCGAGAATTTTGCGAAAACGATTGACGAGATATGGAATATCAAAGAACTTTGTGTTCCAACCAGTGATAACATCAGGACAATTATCTGACCACAACATCAGGAACTTCTTGCAGAGAGTCCATTCATCTTTACACTTAACATAAACTTCATCACCTTGGACTTCATAGTCACCACATCCGAACACATAGGTTTTGCCGTTGATATAAGTGATTGCAATCGCGGTGATGGGTTCGTTGGCTAGATAAGGATCTGGGAATCCGTTTTCTGAACCAACCTCAATATCTACAATAGCGATAGAAACTTTATCCTGATCCCACTCAACCATCGTGGAATGTTGATCTGCAATGAATGCATATTCATATCTGGTGTTGCCATAAATTTTGGGTGCACCAGGAATGCCATCATACTTCTTGAAGAATTCTCGCGCTTCGTAGATACTGTCGAAACGTTTTTCAGACAAGTCCAGACCATCAAGGGATTTGTGAGTGCCTTTATCTTTTTTGGCAGGCAAGTAGAGTGATGGTTCGTAGTCAACCTTTTGTTTGATACGTTTTCCGTCCATGATCCCGCGATACAGGATCTTGCCGCCTAGGGCTTGAACATTGGTATAGAAATTAGACATTAACCGGTAATGATGCTTTGTTGTTTGGGTAGAATGATGCCGGTGCCAAATATTTGATTATAATTATTGACAAAATCTTCGGCAGGAATATAGGAGTATACTACATGTTGCTTGTTGATGGCAACCTGCATTCCAGTTTTTTGTTCAGCATGAAGTGGAAAAGGTGCGAATCCGACATTTGGTACACCATCTTTACCTCTTACCACCGCAACACCGACAGGATTTGTCAAAACCACAGTGGTATCTGATTCTTCACCCACTTCAGCTAAAACTTCTTCGTGAGTTACAAGTTTAAATAACATAATTTTCATAGAACATCCTTTCGTGATTATATAAATACTTATGAAGTTTATTTTAACACAAACTTCACTTATTGTCAATACACTCAAAAAAGAGGCAAAAATGATCAAAAAGCTTACCGCAATGCTTTTTGTCATGGTTACATTTTCAGCAATGGCGGAACCCATTGTGACTGATTCGACTAGTAGAAGCACTACACAAACAATTACCGAAAGTACAACAACCGTAAAATCTCCACCACCAACAGCCGTGGCTCCTGCCGTCACAGTCATCAATTCTGATGTTTGTGCAGTCGCTGTATCTGGTGCAACTCAAACTCAAATTCTTGGCATTTCTTTTGGTGCAACAATGACTGATAAGAATTGTGAAAGATTAAAGTTAGCTCGTTCAACATATGACATGGGTATGAAAGTTGCAGCAGTTGCTATCATGTGTCAAGATGAAAGAGTATTTACAGCAATGATGAATGCTGGAACTCCTTGCCCAATAGACGGTAAAATTGGTGAACAAGCCAGAGCACTTTGGGAAGCAAATCCACATCGTATTCCACAAAAAATTAAGAGTAGAGACTAATGAAACTCTGGAGTTTATTAGTTGCATGTGTACTGAATATTTCGGTAGCACAAGCACAAATAGTTACGATTCCAATTCCTGGAAGCCCACTGTCTTTGAATTACATGGCTAATCCACAGCCATTGCAGAACATAAACAACAATCCAGCAGCAACAAGTTATCAATTATGGGATGATGGTTACGCAAATGTTCCTTTAGGTTTTAATTTTCCGTTCTTCGATAAAACATTCAACAACTCAACAATGTATAGTAATGGTACAGTGCAGTTTGGACCACCCGTAAATGGATTTCCTTCGAACAATACTTTCTGCTGCAATGGTATTACAATTGATAGAAATACTTCATCAGCATACAATTACAGTATTTTAATGATGCAGACTGACATGTATGGTGCTTCAGGTAATAATCACTATTCACTCGGCAATTCGAACAGTATGACATATGGTTGGTATAATGTCGAAAGACTCGGTGATCCTTCAAACAAAACAAGTTTTGAATTAAAAATTGATAGCACCGGTAATATAGACATGCGTTGGACGGGTGCAATGATATCTTGGAATACACCAGCAATTGGTGTTATTGGTGATGCATCGAAAGGTGAATTTGCAGTCATACAACAAGGTAGTTTGAATCAGAACTTTACTATTCCTGGTTTGACACAAGTAACTACAGGTCAAACACCTGATATTGTTATTGATCCTTGTACAAGCAACCCATTATACTCACCAACTTGTGCGGGTTATCAAGCAGCATACACCGAACAACAATGTTCAATTAATCCTTTATACTCTACAACTTGTTCTGGTTATGCGGCAGCATATCACAATCAACAATGTTCTATTAATCCGTTATATAATGCGACATGCCCCGGATATGCTGCAGCATATCACAATCAACAATGTTCAATTAATCCACTGTATTCTACAACTTGTTCCGGATACGCAGAAGTGTATTTTATGCAACAATGCAATTTGAATGGATTATATGATAAAACTTGCCCAAACTATGCGACAGCATATGCAACCAAGATGTTACTTGAACAACAAGGCATGGCATCAACTGTTGCGACAGCAGGAGAAATTGCGAAAACTGATCCTTCAACAACATCGACAACAACCGCATCACCATCAGTCAGTTCAGATGGTTCAGTTTCGGTTGGTGTATCAAAGACTGGTGACGCAAACGTTGATAAAGCAATTTCTTCACCGCCGCCAACAACAAACTCTGCTGCAGCACCGGCCGCACCTGTTCAATTGGTATCTCCTGGACCTGCGGCTGTTGGACCAGGTCCAGCCTCACCCGGTCCTGCGCCAGCATCCAAAAATGAAGGTGGAGAAAAACCAGCTGGTGGTGCAACTCAACAAGCGCGAAGTGGTGAATCTAGACCTGCGCCAAGTGCTCGTCAAGAATTACAAGCAAGAAGAGAAGCTGCAGCGAGAGCTGAAGCGGTAGAAAAAGGTAAAAATCTTGCTAATGAAATGGGTAAAGCAAGTGATTTAGAATCACAAAAACAAATTCAAAATGCAGTAATTCAAGCAATGGGATTCACACCCGGTTTTGATAATTATAGTAAAGCAACGTTGACTGATGCTCCTGGTTATAGACCATATTCAATTTATGGTGGGCAAAGAACCATTGATAATCGTAATACAGCCAGAATGTTTGGTGCAACAGATAGATTACATCAAGAAATGGTCAATCAACAATACAAATAAGGAAGAAAAATGTCAGAAGAAATCAAAGATGTTAATAAAAAAATTGATGAAGCAGAAGCTGCTGTTAAAAAATATGCTAGCAAAGATACTGTGATCAGTATTGGTGGTTATGAATTTACACCAGCAAAATTAATGATTGCATTCACTTTAATTTCATCTGCACTTGGTGGATTGTATGGCGCATTTGAAGTCTATAAAGACTACCAAGGTATGAAGAAAAAGATTGCGGAATATGTTTCACCGGATCTTAGTGAATTCGATAAACGTTTGGCAGTCATTGAAGAAAATTCAACCAAGACTTCAGACTATACACGCGATATCAAAAATGATTTGAAGAATGATATACGTAGAAACGAATCTGTAACAGAACAAATTGAACGCGGTGTGAAACAGGCTCAGAGAGAAACAGAAGCCGAAATGAAAGAGATGCGCCGTGCTGTACGTGAGGATTTGGAAAAAGCCAGATCAGAAGCCAACGCAATCAAAAAAGATATGGAACAAACTCGTAGGGAAATCAATACAGAGGTTAATACTGCACGTAGAGAAATAAACCGTGAAATTGAAATGATGAAAAGAGAAGTTAAAAAGGATGTTGAATCCTTAACTAAAGAAGTTGATAACAGAATTCAAAAGGCACTTGACAATCCATTGGCTAACAAATAAAACTTCAATATATATTTGTTATGATTAGAAATATATTACTTTGTTTATTTTTTGTTACCACAAATGTCAATGCAATTGAATTGACTGCACAGAGTTGGTTAGTTGCCGACGAAAAGGGAAAAATTATTCAGGGTGAAAATACCAAAGCAATTCGTTCTATAGCCAGTATAACGAAACTGGTTTCTGCTATGGTTGTTTTGGATGCCAAACAAAATTTGGATGAAAAGATAAATCAATTCACTAGAAGACAATTATTGCAACTTTCAATTGTTAAATCGGATAACAATGCAGCTAGGTTACTTTGTGAAAAATATCCTGGCGGTTTGCCTGCATGTATTGCAGCAATGAATAAGAAGGTTCACCTTCAAGGTTTCATGTATACAAGATTCACTGACCCTACAGGTTTAGATGCCGGTAATGTTAGTAACGCTGAGGAACTGGTTGATCTTGTGTTATTATCTAAAGATTATCCAGAATTAATAGAATATAGTAAAATGTCACAGGTGAAGATTAAGATACGCAAGAACTGGATGGTATTCAACAATACAAATCCAATTATTGGAAAGAGACACGATTTTATTATTAGTAAAACCGGTTATATCAAGGCATCTGGTGGTTGCATCGTAATGATGTTAGACACCGATGTGGGAAAAAGAATTGTTGTGGTTCTTGGCAGTAAGAACACCAAGACTAGAATTCCTGAAGCAGAATTTATTTCTCAGATGTAATGGTTGCGGGTCACGGAGTTGCACCGGAACTGAGGATTATGAGCCCACTGTGATACTGTTTCACCAACCCGCCATATTATTTATTCTGCAAAATATTTTTTGTTCGTTCTTCTATGATCTTGAAGGCTTCGTCTTCAGCTAAAGCATCATCAATTTCTTTTGGTGTTTTTCTAAAAATTCTATCGTAGTTATCAGCATATTCTTTTTGTGATATACTGAATGGTCTTGGAACAGAACCTTTACCACCATCGGACATTTTATTCTCCGTAGATTAAAACGATACTTGTTGAAGGCACAACATATTTATTATCGATTGGCATGGCTGCATTCCAATCAAGCAACACAACATCACCAACAGATACACCATCAGCATCTGGACCTACTGCTAAAATTTTAGCTCTATCTGGTTCCTGAGAAGATGACAGGATAATTCCTGAACTAGTGGTGTTGATATTCTCTAAACGTTCTACTAAAACTTTATTTTTCAGTGGCAAAATATTCATATCAATCACCTTTAAATGGAGCGGTGGGCTGATTCACACAGCTAACTTGAAGGGGTACTTCAAGTCGTATTATTACACACCGCATAAAACTGGAGCGGGATAGGAGAATCGAACTCCTGGCTTTAGCTTGGAAGGCTAAGGTATTACCATTATACGAATCCCGCAACTAACTTGGTGCCCCATGAGAGAATCGAACTCCCGTACCCGGATTACAAAACCGGTGTAATACCATTATACTAATAGGGCAAAATTTTGGAGCGGGTAGTGAGAATCGAACTCACAACTAAACCTTGGCAAGGTCTTGTGTTACCACTAGCACCATACCCGCAACAATTTAAATTTATAGAGTTATTATATAGGCCCTTTTTTTAATTGTCAAGCACTTTTACATCATCGGTTTGTTTTCATACCGAAAACCAATTTCACCACCTTCTTCTTTTATTTTCTTCATAACATCTTCAAAAAGAATAGGTCTAAAATCAGTTTGTTCAACACAAACACAATGGTAACGTGAATCAATCACAGGTTCTTCCACAGTAAAAGGTCTTGGATCATACTTACTCACCATTTCACTTTTCACTGTACGAAGCACACGATTGGCATGTAAGTGACCATGAATATTAACACCAAAACGACCTAGACTTTCTTCATGTATCGGAATATGAGACAGAATCATTCCGTTCATCACATGATAACCACGAATGTCTCTAAAATATTTTGTGTAATCTTCAAGTTTAAAAATGTCATGGTTACCACGAATTAATACTTTATCACCGTTTAATCGGCGCATAATATTAAGTGACTTGCGATTGATAACAACATCACCAAGATGATATACTTTATCATTTCGCCGAACTGTTTCATTCCAACGTTTCACCATTTCTTCATCCATTTCTTCAGGATTATCCCATGGTCGAAGTTTAGTCACACCATCAGCGCGCATAAACCTACACACTCCAGCATGGCCAAAATGTGTATCACTCACTAAGAAAACTGCTGGCATTTTAACTCCTTATCTTGGCCTGGCGTACAGGAATCGAACCCATATTCACGGCTTAGAAGACCGCTGTATTATCCTTTATACGAACGCCAGAAATTTTGGTGCCCCAGAGGAGAGTCGAACTCCTAAAATTTGGCTTCTAAGACCAACACGTATACCAATTCCGTCACCGGGGCATATATACTTTTATGAACGAGCCAATAAAAATATCAGCTAATGTGCATCACTGCATTTATCTTACAACAAGTAGGTATTTTACACCACATACAATAATTAATCAAGCGAAAGCTGAATTCAAACCGTTGGTTATTCCCAACATTGGTGCTCCCAACAAGAATTGAACTTGTGTTTCACCCTTACCAAGGGTGTGTAATACCATTATACTATGAGAGCATGGTGCTGCCTGTTGGAATCGAACCAACTTCAACGGCTCTTCAGGCCGCCGCTATGACCACATCAGCTAAAGCAGCAATTGGTACCTTGTGACGGGATCGAACCGCCGACCTTCTCCTTGTAAGGGAGACACTCTACCGCTGAGTTAACAAGGCATAATTTGGGGAGTTATATGAGGATCGAACTCATACTACCTCGGTCACAGCAAGGTGTGCAGTCCACTACACTAATAACTCCATCGTCATTAACATGTTACAGTTACTTGTTCCGTAAGAATCCGTTTTAACCGGTCTGCACAGAACGAAGCAGCTGGTGCATCTGGTTTAACCATAGGCGTCATGTTACATGT